GCGTGCCTAGCTCTTGGTGCAGAACTTTGGCAGAACGCTTGTCGGTCTGGTCGATGGACTTGACGTGCTTGAACGAGATTTCCTTTTTCATTTCTTTGCTTTCTTGATTGCGTCTTCTCTATTCCGATACACCCCAAGAAGTCCAGCAGTTGCTCCGTAGAGGCGATACTTGTTGTTGATCTTGAGGATGATGCGGTTGGGCTTAATCGGCTCCTGCTCGGATGTGACAACCTCTTCTGCTTTACCGATTTCCTTGGCAATACTGCTGAACTTCTTCGCCATCTCCTCGCTAAGTGTTGCAGCTTCCGCAGCAATATTCTGCTCCATAGCAGCTAACTTGGCTTCGCGTTCAGCGGAAATTGCGGCAGCTTCTTGCTGTGCTTGCTCTCGCAGCGTTTTCTTTGCCCTAACAACTTCACCTACGGTCGGCTGTGCTGCAGGCGGGGCAGCAGGCTTTGACCCAGCTTCAAGCACAACTCTCTTAAGGTTAACTCCATAAGCCACTCCTGTTGGAGGTTCAGCTTGCGGCTGCTGCATAGAGATTCGCTCCCGTACACCCGCCGTGCGCTCCAACGCGCCACGCATTCTGTCTATAGCCACGCGAGTTGCTTCTGGAACAACTAGACGAGTAGGATTAAATCCGAAGGCTGGCTCTAAGATTGGTTGCACTTGCGAGGCTCTAGCCTCTGCCTGCTGTTGCATCACCTGGTTCTGCGCTGCTGCTTTACGTTCTGTTGCGGCGAACATCCGCTCAACAGCCACACGCATCTCGTCCGACACAAATTCACGCGCAGTCTGGATTGCACGCATAGCCTCTGGTGTATCGAGAGACAGAGCCTTTCGGAGGATGGCGTCCTTTTGCAAGGAGGTCATCTTCAGCGGATTCTGCTGGTACACCTTTCCAACAGGCTCTTCGCCAAGTGTCTTCTCAAAGTTGATTAGAGCCTCGACGTAATCGCGCAGCTTGTTGGTTTCTTGCAGAGCTTGGTACTCCTGTTCCGTGAGCGGTTTACGAACGTCCTTGGAGAAGAGTCTAGATAGCTCCTGCTGCTGGGCAATAGCCTGCTCCTGCATGATTGCCATCTCCTCTGCGGTGGCAACACCCTCTCTTTCAAACTTCGCTTTGATTGCAGCAACATCACGGTCAGTCCGGCGTTGAGCGGATTCAGCCATGCCCTTCTCGCGTTTAGCGATCTGCTCTCCCATCTCAAATGGGGTGCGAGGCAATGGCTTCTGTTTCTTGCGCTTGGGCTGGAACCTTACTTGGCTTTCCTTTGCGCGTTGCTCTTGAATGGCATCTTGTAGTTTGTTGATGGTTTCCGTGTCCTTCATCGACCTCCGTGTAGAGGCTTCTGCTGCTTGATCGAACGTCTTGAAGATGCCAATGCGGTTGCCAAGTGCGTCGAACACTCGATAGCCCGTAGTGTCTGTTTTGACGATGCGATCACCAGAGATGTCCTGCGCCACACTGCCGTTTGGAAGCTGCTCAAACTTGGTTCTCGTCGGCTGGAAATGCCGCTGAATCCCTTGCATGCTAGCCACATCCATTGGCACGCGCACATCGCTAATCGTAATCGGCCCAACCATGCGGCGAAGGTCAACGATCTCAACCCCAGCTTGTCGTTCCATCCCCTGGCGGCTCGTGGATGCTGCAACATCCGCTGGCAACTCATTGAGCATTGATATGCCTTCTCTCGCAAACCTCTTCGTAGGGGTTGGAATCTGGAACGAATCAATCAGCGCAGCGTGTCTTTGCTTGCCTAGCGGCACTCCGTCAACTTCCACAGCAACCGTGCTGTTCTTCGCAGCTTCTGGCGCAAACCTGTTTTTGGAGAGATACTCCAAGTAAGCATCCATGTAGCGACGGGCTTGAGCCATGTCACTGAACCCCGATTTGCCACCAACCACAGCCTTGCCCAGACGGTCAATCGCATTGCCGTAATCAAACGCCAATAGCTGCACCCCGCCATCCTTGTTCCACATGATGTCGATACCAACGAGGTCTTTATCAGACGGAGTGCCCCTGCGGATGTTGCCAGTTTCAGCTACACCCTGCTCGTTCATCATCTTGAAGACTTGCGAGGCTTTCACCATCTTGCCTTCCCGAATGGCTTGCTTCATCGTGATGATGTTCTGAGCCTCAATCGGATAGAGGAACGGAGCGTTCTGCTTGGCCTTGGTGGTGATTGTCCGCTGCGTCAAATCGTTGATGACCGCATCAGGCACATCGAGAATCGATACGTTGTTGTTGGCATAGTACTTTGATGCAGGCTCCCTGCCGCCATTCTGAAGCAACGTTTCTTTGACCCCTTCGTACACCGCTGGCCAATGCATCTTGCGGGTCTTGTCGTTCATCATCACGCCCAGACGATCAGCAAAATCTGCCTTAAACATCTTGGGGTCGATATCCACAGCAACACGCTCTGGCGGGAGTCCAGGCTTGTCCTTGGCGAAGATGCGATCCATGACAGGGTCAAGAATCGGGTTGCCCTTAACCTCCGCGCCAAAGATACGGCGCAGCTTTGTCTTCGCTGTGTTGATCCCCTCCTGCCAGATTGTCGGCACTGCTCCACGAATGAAGCTGCGCGGGTCTTTGCCTGTGACCCAATCCTCGGCGTAAGTGGCAGCAATCTCGTGCGTAATGTCCCGAAGCTCTCGCACTACCTGCTCAGTCGGAATAGCAGGGTCGGTGATTCTGTTGAGCCTATCGCGCATTCTTTGCCCTTCGGTCGTGCCGTCAGGGTGCGTGATGTTGTCGGCTCTGGTGATGTAGTCATCGAGCAGCTTTGCCGTCTCAGCGTTGTTTAGCTGCGGAGTCAGTCTGCCCTCGGAGTCGCGCCTAAAGAGCGTGTTGGTAATCTCGTCTGCAACAACGTCCGTCACAAGCGAGTGGGTCATCTCGTGCGGCAGCGTGGTCGGATCCGCGCTATTCTTGTTGATGTAAATCGTGCCGTCTTTCTTGTCGTAAATGGCGTTCCAGCCTTCTAGGACTTTGCCATCAACCAAGTGTGTGCTGCCGTCAACAACCTTGACGTTCCGATTCCGCTCAAGAGCCATGTCGGTCAGAGCAACAAATGTTGCAAGAGCCTTGCCGCCCTTGTCCGTCTTTGACAGGTTGTCGATGAACTCGGCCCTGTACGCCAAGTCCTCTGGAGCTTCACCCATCAACTCAAATGCGCGGAGCTGCCTGCCTGCCTCGTTGAGCGCACGCTGCTTGGACACTTTGCCCGTTGCCACGTCATAAAGCCGTGCAGACGCGCCCATGATGCCGCCAGCAGCTAGACCGCCACCAAATGCTTCACCAATGCGCTCTGCGTCCGTTGTCTGCGAGGATTCAAGGATAGCGTTGATTGCGCCTGCCGTGAGCCCTGCCTTTGCTGCCTGCGCTGCAATCCCTGCGGCTTCGCGTGGAACAACCCTCGCGGCAATCGTGAGCGGAATCTTGGCTGCATCCGAAACCGTGGGATCAAGCAATGCTCGCTCAATCACACTAAGCTGCCTCTCACCGCCTTCAAGAGCCCGTCCCACAGCTTGCGTTGCTTCACCAACTGCTTTGGTTGCAGTCCCAGCAGCTTTAACTGCGGCAGTCTCAGCAGCACCAGGGATCAAGTTTCCAGCGACATCAGCCACCACTGCGGCTGTTCCAGCCCTCTCAGCTAGCTGCGCCGCTGCTTCTGGCGTAACTCCAGCAAGTCCTCTTGCTGCGGCTGCAACGGCCCGTTGCGGCACTCCTGCAATGGTTTCTGCGGCTCTGCCTGTGTTGCGTAGAACTGTCCCTACTGCCTGCGTTGCCTTGGCTCCTGCTGTCCCTGCTTTGCCAGCAAATCCAAGTCCAATGAGGTTCATTGGGTCTGCAATAGGAGCGAGTCCTTGCACTTGCTCTGGGCTTGCTTGGAGTCCTGTAAGGGTGGCTTCTCCCGTTGCTGCTCGCGCCAGTTCCTTGGCCCTGTTGAGGTTATCTCTCCACGAGAAGTACGCCAGCGTTTCGTCAGAGCCGTTTACTGCGTTGAAGACCTTCCCGCCTGGGTCTGTGCCGCCGGATAGGATTTGCCCGTAAGAGACGAGGTTCTGCGCTAGTGCCTCTGCTGCTGAAGCAGGGACTGCTGTGGGGTCTGATATCACTGCACCAGGCAAGCCAATCATGCTCTTGCCCATCTCAAGCAACCCTCTGCCAACTCCCTTGAGTGCTTCACCAACTTCAAACCCACGCTCCTGCGAGAAGCTCTTGTATTTGCGGAAGTCCTCCAGCGTAGGCTCGTAATCAAGCAGGCTAGTCTTGATGTCCTCCTCCACGTCTTTCCCTGTGCGTGGATACTTCATATCCACATACGCTGCGATCTCTTCGTTTGAGATATCGTCAGGAAAGTTCAGCGTGACGTTCTTACCTTCAATAGTGACTTGTGGCATACTGAACTATCTGATGTTTAGTTTCAACCCGCCTTGAGTTTTGAAGCTCGTGCCTTTATTTTGCTGCCGCGCCCCTAATGCAGACCTGACTTCCTCTGCGCTGACCGTTATGCCCTTGTCTTTTGAGATAGCGGACAGATACCAATCTGGAACCTCTTGAAGCGGAATTCCAACACGCTTTTCCAATGACTTAATTGTAGCGTAGTTTCCCTTGGAACGGTTAGCCGCAATGTTGCGTATCTCTCTTGCAAAAGCAGCGAATCCTTCTGGGTTTGTGCCGAACATCTTGCCGATGCTGTCCTGATTGAATGCCTGTAATGGGTTTTGTATGATTCCCATGTTCAGTGACGATGCCACCCTGTTGTATTCTTGCAAGGATACAGCGTCAGACGTTCCAGCGATTGCCGTGTTGATCGCCTTGGTTGCTGCTCCAAGTGCAGTTATGTACGCCGCCCTCTGTTTGTCTCCTGGTTTAAGTTTAGCAGCCTCATCTGCCATTCTTGCCATAGCATCAATCTCGTTGAGATTCTGCATCTGCTTATCGAACTGCTTCACGTTCTCAGAGTAAATCTCTCGACGCAGAACCCCACGGTCTTCAACCTTCACACCCTCAGAGGATGGATCTTTAAAGTAGTACAGCCCATCACCTAGCTGACGATACTCAGGCTTCATGCTAGCTTTCAAGGAGTCCATTGCGTTGTTCTTGAAGGCATTTACAGCCTCATGTTTCACGCCCCTTGCTATCTGCCGCATTGCCCAGTTGTTTAGACTTTGGACATTTGCGTTGTATATGATCTGCTGCCTTGAGAGTGGTATGTCCTCTAGCTGATCAATGCTCTGCTGCCCTTGCGGTTTTTGCTCTGGCTCTTTGGCTGGCGCAGGCGCAGCTTCGGCAGGGGGTTCTGGCGGCTTCGGTAGAGTAACGTCAATGATCTTCGGGCCAATCGGGGCAGACCCTTCTTCCAGTGCAGCTTTGCTTGCCTTGTACTTCTCTTCGGCAGTCCCAAGCCTTACGTTCAGATTCGCTATTTCCCTGTTGGTAAGTGGCACTGTTACCCGTCCATAGTCAGGTGTAGACATTTGTTTCCCGCCGGATGCAAGCGTGGATTTGATTCCGTTTAGCTCTGCGAGCGAGTCAGCCACTGCTTTTTGCGCTGCTTGAACTCTGCCCTTTTGACCCTCAATACTCGTCAAATACTCGCCAGCGAAAGTGCCTAGCGTCTTGGGATTTGTGGCAGTTGCCTCTGCTTCTTGGTACGCTTTTTGGTGATCTGGATTTGCTGGGTCGTATCCCGCCGGAATACGCAGAGCTACTGGAGCTTCGTCGAGCGTCCACCCTTTCGGCTTAATTGGCTTTAGAGACTCCGATTGCTGTGGGCCACTTGTCTGCTGCACTGCTTCTTGCACTGCGTCCCCGCTTCCAAATGGATTAGTTGGGCCAGGGCCGTATAGCAGTTGTCGTGTTTCAAAATCCATCCTGATAGGCTCTTCCTGCTGTGAGTCAGGCGCGGCTTGTGGCTCTTGTTTATCCGCAAACGGATTGCCTGGTGCAGGGCCATATAGCTGACGGTCTCTTTGAAGCGTTTGCTGCATTCGGTAGTCCATCGCTTCCTCTGGCTGACCAAATGAATTGGCAGGCATGGAACCGTACAGCAGACGGTTCGCTTCAAGCAGTTGTTGTGTTTGGTATTCCATTTTATTGAACGGGACTCCAAGGCTCCATGCCAATCCCTCCCCCTCCACCCATTGCCCTCATCCCTGCAATCCGCTCACGAGAAGCCAAGTCACTCTGCTGCATCGTGTACTTCATGCCGTAGTCCAATAGCGTGTTGAACAGGTTCGTGCCCATCTGAGCTTTCTGTTTGTTGGAGAACTCGTCGCTAGACAAGAAGTCTTGAAATGCTTGTTTCTGCTGCGGGTCTTGAATCAAGTCTGCTGTTTTTCCTAGAGCCGACACGGTGCTCTTGGCATCTTGCCCAGCAAAATAGTTCCCAGCTCCCGTTGAGATACCGGAAGCCATTCCTTTGCCGAAGTCAGCTAGACCTTGGTAGTTGAACTGTCCAATCCTTCCTCCGGCCTCTGAGAGTCCTGCTCCCATCTGTGCCATTGCTGCTGGTGCTTGTCCGCTAAAAGGGTTTCTTGGAGTCATAGGTTATTGAATAGTTTGTAGTCTTGCTCAAGTCTTGCTGCTAGAATGCACCCGTCTGTGGAATCAAACCAGTCAAGCACACATTGCTTGACAGCAAGTTTGATTGCAAACATATTCCACCGCTCTTGGCTCACGTTGTTTGCCTCCATCCACTCAGAGGCAGCTTTATCGCTAGTGATGCCTAGCTTTTGCCACATTGCCTTGGATTGCTCGCTAACTTCGTAAGCGTTTGGATTCACTCCCATCGTCGCTGCCATCTCAACTAGCATATGCAGTGCTATAGCCTCTTCTTTGTGCGTTGATAGCTCCCACGGTCTACATTTGCTGCCTGGCATATCGTGCTCTAGGAGCATCCCCATGTTTGAGGTGTAGATGTGCTTTGCAGAAGGAATGACCGCAACAGGCTTTCTTGCGTGAGCGATAGCCTCCTCGGCATCAAGCCGCTTCTGGTCGATGTAGTTGTCCTTGAGCAACTGCCCTGTGTCGCCCAAGTCCTTGAGAAGCCGCTGCCAGCTTCTCTCCATGTAAAAGATTCCACGGCACTGCTCAATGACCTGCTGTGCGCTCTTGATCTTGCCACTCTCCTCAAGGTGCTTGGCTGTTGCTATGATATTCACAAGCGGCACTGAAAGCTGCTTGCACCCGTCCTCTGCGGCAGAATGCGCCAATGCAACGTCAGCGTCATCCGTGCATGTTCCATCCTTGTACCACTCGGCGATTAGTCCAACTGGCTCTGCGCCGTATCGCTCACATTCAACAGCCCTGAGTGCCCCTAGCGAACCCGCACCAATGACTCTGCATCCCTGATGGATTGCGTGCAGGATTTCCTTGTGCCAAGGGGCTAGGTTCTGCGTGAAGAAGCCGTCGATAAGGACGATGGTTTTCTCTCCTTCGTGAACAGCTCTAGCGATGTCTCCCTGCTGCGCTGGCGCAAACACGTCCAGTCCGTCCAGATTCATTCCATGCCCAGTTGGGCCAATAAACACTCTCATGCAATCCCCCTTTCTCCAATGCGTCCACCTTTGTGGTAATAGCCTTCGGCTGTTGGTATTGTAACGCGCACAACGCTGCACGGATACGGGTGCTTGAACACCTTTACAAGCGGCTCTGGCATCTTTGCTTTGTGCAACTTGTGCAAGAGGACAGCAATGTCTGCTGTGAACGAATCTGCGCTGCAATCCTCGTGCTTGTTGGCATCTATCGTGTCGAACTCGTAAAACGTCTTGATTGCAGAAGCCGCATCAATCGTTCGTGATTTGGTGAACTTTTCGTGCGAGATGTCGTCTCTGCTGCCGGAGAGATATACAACCCTGCTTTGCACGGCTTCGCAAAGTGCTCTGGCTTGAGCCACATGAGGGCTGAGGTGCGACGAGTAGCCTTTGTGAACCCCTGTTCCTCCCTCAATATCAAAGGTGTATCCGATATACGTTGGCACATCGATGTCCTGAGTGACATCCAAGAGAACTGGCATGATGCCGTTTGTCCTGAGCTTTTCGACCAGCGACCCAACAATCTCATCCTTGATGGTGTCCAAGTCCACTCGGTGTGCATGAATGTTTTTTGTGAATGACGTTGAAACTTGGTCGCGTTCGATAACTTCGTAGATACCACCTGCGATTGCCTCGTTCAGCGTGTTGCCGCTGGATAGTCCGTTCGTTGTTGAGCCGAAGCTAGTCTTGAAGATTGGGAATAAAGGCTGAGATTGCTCCAAGCGCACTGACACTGCGGGAACTAGCTTTCGCTGCTTTGAGCGAAGGCCAAACATGTCTGTCCACTCAATCGGTATGTCTGGGTGATAGAAGCCTCCCTTGACCATCTGCACTCGCGTCTCGGTGTCCTTGAGGTTTCGGCCCTTATCGAAGAACGAGTTGATTGGGAAACTCTCAGCAACGTGCCGCTCAAATGACTCCATCATTGCGGAGCATAGCGCAGCCTCGGTTGTGAATCCTTTTCCCGAATCAACGCAAACAGATTTGCTGTCTGGTCGTATGCTTTGAGCCACAGGAATCCCTGTGCGATCAAGTCCCGTTATCTCTGCAAGACGAGTAATGCCAGCAGCTTTCAGCCACGGCTTCATCCTCTCTAGTGTCTGTCTGTGGGTGCAAGCTCTCTGAGCACCATCTAGCTTTGTTTTAACATCCATGCGGAAGAAAGCCCTGTTAGGGCTATGCGTCCAATGAACCGCATGACGCTAGAGTTGGCAATCGTTTCAGCAAGCTGCTCGCCATTTTTGCAGTACCACCGGATGAACTTGTCGGATGCGTTGCGAATCATGCTGTTTCTGAACTTGACCCACTTGTCGCTCAAGCTGCCAAAGCATGCTCTGGCAATCCAGCAGTAGGCAACTGCGGCAACAACCGCTCCGCCAATTGACCCAATCATGCTCATCGTCCCTGCTCTTTGCCCCGCTGCTGCTTGAGCGTTCGCTGCCGCTAGTTGTGTTTGCGCGTTGTATGCCCCGTAAATCGACCCCATGCCAACTTGGCTTTCTGGGTTGAACATGGAAGGGCCGGACATCTGCTGTGACATCAACGCTTGACCCAGCGAGTTGCCTGCGAAGTTTGCTGCGTACATTGGTTGCTGGTAGAACGATGCAATCGCTGGAGCCGCTGCCTGTTGCAGTGACCCTGCAATACCAGCAGACATTTGCATTCTGCCAGCCTGCAATTGATCTTCCTCCAGCTTGCGTTGACGCTCGAACTGGTAGCGGTTGAGAATCTCGCCCAAAGCAGATTGGTCGCCAAGGGCTGTTCCTCGTGCGGCATACGCTGCACGGGTTGATTGCTGGATTGCGCGTTCTTCCTGTGGGTTTAGCCCGTACTCTGGCCTGCGACCTTGCAACTCCTCTGCATAGGTGCGAAGTCCTTTGGTGAGCGGAGTGATTCCAGCAGCATCTTGAAAGGCTTGAACGTAGCCTGGAGCACGCTCTCGCAGAGCCTGTGTCTCTGCCAGTTGTTGGGAACGCTTGTAGCTTGATTCAAGCTGAGATAACTGCGGCTGAAGCTCTCTAAATAGACCTAGCTGGTCTTTTGCTTCCTGTGATTGAATTTGCGACTGGAGCTTTTGGTAAAGCGGTTGGTATTCCTTCTCGCGAGCGTATAGCTGTGGCGCAAGTTCAATCTGAGCCATGAGGACATCCCTCATGGATTCCTTGTATTGCGGTGGAGGCGGAGCTTGGATTTTGGGTGAAGATCCCATAAAATAGGCGCAGTAGCTTCTTGGTTGTTATTTCATGGATGATTCCATCCCGTATAGCGTAAATCAAGTCAGGTTTCTTATCTTGGATAGCCCTCTCGGTCATATCCTCTAAAGCCTTCCTGTTCTTCGCCCACGCCGTTAATATTGTCCAGTCGTTTGTTAGCTCTTCCCATTGCCAATCCGGCAACTTGCAACCAGGGTGGGCTAGCATGACTGCCTCAATTTCCCCGTCTTTCATGGAGTAAAACAGTCCTCCGTGCAGTCCGTAATATGTCAGTATGTTCTTAATCTCCGCTTCGCTAGTTCCATCCCAGAGCTTGGGATATCTCTTCGCAGCAGCTAGTTCTGCTTCAAGGATTTTGTCCCATACGGTCATCTTATGACGCTTATAATGCCATCGTATATGCCATTTGTTGTTATTGCAGGATGACTAGGAAATACTATTTGAATTCCTTTTGATGTGATCCCGTATCCGGTAAGTGCTGAGTCTGGGTTGTTTATTGACTGGTTGCTTATTGGGGCTTCTATTTTTCTAGCAATTATTGCGGAATACAATGTTGGTGTAGTCGTGCTTCCAATAAGAGCATTCCCAAAAACACTGGTTGTGAGTAACGTGGGGTTTGCAGTCTGTGTTTGCGGCACAGATGTCATGTCTTGCGTTTCTGAATCTCTCCAGTAATTTATGTAGTACTTTTCTGAAGTTAAATCCACATAAACACTTTTGATGTTTACGTTGCCGTTTTGGTCAATATTTAAAGGTGGAGGATTCGCGTTTACATAAACCGCGAAAAGATTGCAGTTTCCAGATATATCGACAGTGCTAGGATCGCTTGACGATAGAACGGTGATTGTTTTTGCTGCAAAATTTACAGACAAAATTTCATACGTTCGATTTGCGAGAGGGCCAGTTGCCGAGCTTTCTGAGACTGACACATATTGCCCTTGAAGGAAGAAAGGGGTGGATGGACTTGTCCAGTACGTTGCGTTGTTAATTGTGATTGTTACGTCTGTCGAGTTTGCTGTCCGAGTAAATACTGCTGGTATCTTGAGGTCAGTCCTTGTGGACGACTGTGCTGTTGGATTTGGCGATGTGCGAATTCTTAATTTTGCAACCGTCTTTGTTGTAGAAGCTGATATTGAGCTATCTACATATTCTTTCGTAGCTGCTTGAAGATTTGAAATCGGATTTTGTCCAAGAGTCAAAATTGCGCCAGAAGATAACGCTATTTGCGCTCCTGATGATAAATCTATTTGCGCTCCTGCTGACAATGAAATGATGCTGCTGGATGACAGGGCGAAATCAGCTCCGCTAACCATTGATAGGTTTTGCGACAGGCTTTGCGCTTGCGATTTATCAAACAGGTTTAGCGGTGAAATAATGGACGCTAGCGTTGTTTTGTTCAGAGCAGACCCGTTGCTGATAAGTATGTTGTCTGTTGCAGACACCGCTTGAGAGACTGGCTGTGCGCCAATGCAAGGCTCTTTCAATATTGCGTCATTTACATGTGCATTCAGATTTGCTGCGGTAACAGCCATCCCCGTTGCGTAACTTGTTCCTGCTTGAATCTGTGCCATATGCTATTGCTGTGAAATCATTGGTCTGGATGCCACGCTTCCGGTAATGCTAATCGCACGCACTTCTGGCTGGCCCTTCTGTAGCGATAGAGTTGCATCAATAGCGTACCCGCGCAATCCAATACGGTCGCGATATGTTTTGTCTGTTGCGTCTGTGAATGTAATGACACCGTTGTCTTGGGTAACGTCTTGGTTGCTTGTGCTGATTGAGACTGCAATCTGGTCTTGCGGCGTGCTTGCTTTTGATACAACTTGCACGTTACTGTAGTATTTCTCTTGCAGGCTTCCTAAGATGTATTGACGACTCTTGAATGAGGACAGAATGCTCGATGGCGCAGATGTCGCTTCTTGTAGGATTGCTGGAAGCGTGAACGTGAGCACTGGAGATGCGCCTGCGCTTGTGCGGATATAGTCTCCATCCGCTTTCTGGTCGCTTACATACACTCCGCCATTTTCGCTTGTTACTGTTCCAGACTGATCGAACTTGCGAATTATGAAAAGCTGCTTTGCTGTTTTGAACTGCACGATTTGAAACTCGTCAGCTCCCATAGTTGTTCCTGCTTCAACTGGTTGATATGTGTCAATTGACTCCCATGCTTCATTGAGCATGTTCCATATGAACAGGTGGCTGTTGGTTTGTGCTTGATCAATCGGCAATGAAACCCACAAGCGGTTGTTGAAATAGGCGCAGCAAGCCTGTCCTACGAAACTGTAGTTGATGCGTTCAATCCAGTCGTTGATATTGTCAGATAACGCCTTCGTGTTGCCGATGAGCTTGAGGTCAAGCTGCGGCGTGAGCATGTTGATACCCCTGTTGGATAAGAAGAACACGAACTGTCCGGCAGAAACAATCGACCTGCGAGCAAGTCCACCGAGTTCGGTGGTCACCACTGTGATGGACGAGTTAACCCCTGGGGCAGAGCCAACAGCAAAGTTGCTCGTCTCGATGTAGCAGACGTAAATGCTCTTCTGCATGAACACCAAGAACTGGTCTTGCACCCACGGAAGCACCCCGACAAGCGTGTCGTTTAGTCCCGTGTTGATGGTGAAATTGTTCAGCGTGAGATCGAACGTGCGATAATCGAGGATATCTGAGACAGCTAGCTTGTTTCGCTTGTAGGCTACAACGAGCCTGTTCTGGAACTGTAATCCAAAGTCCCCTGGAGGGACGGAGCACTCGCCAGAAGTAAATCCTGCCTCGCCAGCCATGAATGCTGGCTTGGTTTGCGGAATGATGTTGATTGGGCTTGTTCCGTCCCAGAATAGCGGTGGCTTCCCCTTCTGAACAAAACAGCTAACCGTGTTGTGATTTCCAGGTGATACCGCTGAAACGAAAGTAAAAGATGTTGGAGTCGGAATCGACGTGACAATGTGGTTGTTGTTTAGAACAACTGCCCCTGTGTCTGCCGTGTAAAAGCTGACCTCTTCTCCAATTGAGTATCCGTGTGGAATCGACGTTGTAACCGTTACGGTTGCATTAATCGTGTTAGGGCTGGAAAACTGCGCGGTAAGTTTCGGCTCATCTGTCCTGCCACGGAAAATTACAAAGTGCTCTTGGCCACTGTCTGGGAACGGGCCTTGCACATCATACTGAATCGAAGATGTAAGGCTTTCAGTAAAGGTGTAGCCGTCTTCCGTCGTAATATTGTCCCCGTTTTCAGCGGCAAGGCGAAACGCTGTTGACATGTATCTGCCAGACGCAAATGGTATTTTCGAGGAAATGGCAGCAATTTGCCCGTATTGTTCTGGCGTGTAGATGTATATGCCGTCAAAGCAGACCAGCATAACGTGGTCTACGTTCTGCCCGTCTGTATAGGCATATGTTGTTATGAGGGAGTCGTTTGCCAGCGTTTGCCCTGTTAGTTTTTCAAGCCCTTTTCTTGCCGTGATAACACCCCTGTCCATCCGGCAGTTCTGAGCAAGCTGCAACATTCCAGGCTCCAGAGCAATGGGGTTGAGTCGGGACGCAAATCCCTTGAATCCCATGTCCCCATCAGTCTGTTGCTGGTATGCCATTAGCGTTTGCTCTTTTGAACCACAAATGTCGTTGCCACGGGCATTGCCTTGCTCTCTTCCTCATCATCCTCTTCTTCGTATTCCTCGCCTTCCTCGCAGCACTCGCCAATAAGTTTTGTGGCTTTCTTCATCAGCTTGTACGCCTTCTTCATCTTCATCATGTGCTCGCCATGCCCCTCGTCCTCGCTCTCGCCACCGACAAGCGCATTCATCAGTTCTTCAAGTTTGCTCATAGGATGTCTTGGCCTTTGTTGTGCTTGTCCAGAAGTGTGAGGATTGGAAGCCCCTTGCTCAACTCGAAATGCGGCTCATCCACCATGCTCTTGAATGTGCCGCCCCATGTCAGTCCGTAGCTATCGGCTAGAACTCCAGCTTTTTTGTGGAAAGCACTAGCTGTCTTAGGCTCATCGCTATCAAGATACTTCCCGCCACGAAAGACGCCGCAATCAATTGCCAGTCCGTAGTTGTGATAACTCGTGCCAGGCTTTGCGTTGGAGACGATTCGGCCAGGTTTCGTTCGGCCTTGGGCGTAAATAGCGGCTTGTTCATCGAAGGTGCGCAGTCCAGAGATTGCACGGTATTCAAGCCCATCAATGGCTGCAAGCCTTTGTGCCTCCTCCATGAACGCACGGAACTTGGGCTGCACCTTCTCATGCAGCGTGCCTAGCGTCTTCTCTGTCCGAGGATCAAGCATTGTCGTGCTTACTGGCTATTTCGGTGATCTTGTCCCAGAGCTTCTGGCGGTCTATCTCGCAATCCTTAATCTTGCTGGCTAGCCACCAAATGGCGACTGCCATCGCTGCGGCAAGTGGGCCTTGAGCAACAAGCTGCTCCATCGCTTTGTCCATCATTTGCGCTCCTTTCGGAGAATGTTGATAGCCGAATATACGCTCGCTCCTGCGGTGAAGACTGCATCAGCGTGGTCTGGCGCAATCTTGATTCCCAGCAGCGTTGCTAGCGAGACGAGTCCCCTCCATGTGGAAGGCTCAAATAGACGGTCAAAGATGTACTTCATAATCGTGTTCTAGCTGCATTTCCACCTGCGAAGGCTTGCTTTGGCGCGTTCTGCTGGCCCTTTGGCCTTGGCGACCACGCCCTTCATCCTCGCGCAGAAGGAGGCTTTCCGGCCTGCATCTGCCTTGGTCTTGGGGCTAGGAGCTGGAGGCTTGAGCTTGGAGCCTGTGGCTGCGTTGTATTTGGCGCGACCCTTGGCTGTGAGCCCTGCACCTTTCGATGCTGGGAGCTTTTCGCCGCGCCCTACGGAGAGTGATACGGATTTAGGCATCTTGAGGAGGAGGAGTGAAACTCCCGTCTTCGTTGCGAATCCAGCCAATGTCGGCTTGGCCCGTGCAGAGAACTAGCTCATGCCCTGCTGGAAGCGTAAGCTCGTTTGATGGGTCAAACATGACTATGTTGGTTACAACTCCGTTTTGGTCAATCCAAAGATAAGATGCTGCGCTCATATGTTAGAAATACCAAGTTAATACGACAATACCCGCGCCACCTGCTCCTCCATTCCCTCCGTTGTTAATCCCAGCCCCGCCTCCTCCACCACCACCGCCAGGGAACCCACCTGCTCCACCTGTTCCTCCCGTTCCCGTGGTTGATCCCGCACCACCTCCACCTCCTGCTGTTGTTTGCCCATCATAAAGCGCAGTCCATCCGTTTCCACCGCTTGCGCCATTTGTTGTTCCTGCCGTGCCGCCCCCTCCAAAACTTTGCAGCACAAGATTTCCTCCAGTGCCTCCATTTGCAAATGTAGTTGTTGATATTGCTCCTCCCCCACCGCCTCCTGTTGGCCCTCTAACTCCAGCGGTTGCATTTTGATTTGACCCTGCAGAACCTACTCCACCGCTACTCCCACCACTTCCTCCGTTTGTTCCTGGAAAAAGTGCTGATGTCGCTGCATTGCCAGTTGACCCTCCTGATCCATTTGTAAGTCCTGCTCCACCGCCATTTCCTCCAAATGCACAAATTAAAGATGGGAATGTCGCTATATCAGCTCCAACAGTTGTAACCCCTGACCTTCCAGCCGATCCTCCTGCCGTGCCGTCGTTCAGTCCAACCCCACCTGTTCCAGCGGCTCCCGCTGCGCCAATAACAACCTGTATAGATGCTGGAAGAGCCGTTGCGTCGAATGATGCAGTAGAGAATCCACCTGCGCCTCCTCCTGCCCCGCCGCCGCGATTTGCTAATGCCCCATTGCTGCCTGACGCACCCCCACCGCCCCCTCCTCCTCCAACGCAAAATACGTCTAGCTTTTTAGCACCTGCCGGAACCGACACGTTCTGCGTTGTTAAATATCTGGCTACCTGTGTTGTTGAGCCACCTCCACCGCCTGTCGTAGCCCATGATACATTCGACCCGTCCGTCGTGAGGAACTTGCCGCTATTGCTCGCTTGTGATGGCAGCACCGCATTGGCTGCGCCTGGTTGAGTTGTTGCGCCTGTCCCTCCGTTTGCAAGAGCCAACGTCCCAGTAATGGTAATCGTGCCAGAACCAGTCACAGGGCCACCAGATGTGGTTAGCCCAGTCGTTCCTCCAGAGACATCAACGCTCGTAACCGTGCCTACGCCTCCTGACGTAATCCACGATGTATTCGTGCCGTCCGTAGAGAGAACCTTGCCGCTGTTGCCACTCTGTGATGGAAGCAGAGCGTTTACTGCTGCATTTGGTGTGGTCTGCCCCGTGCCGCCGTTTGCAATGGCAACCGTACCTGTTACGTTTGCTGCTGTCCCTGTTGTATTCTGGTTCAGCGTAGGAACATCTGCGGCTTGGATAGCCGACATAACGACATCAGTTCCATTTCCTCTGAGGTACTGTCCTGACGTGGTTGCTCCAGCCAAAGCGTCGATTGCTGCCTGCCTATCCGTCTGACCTGTACCTCCGTTTGCAATGGCAACCGTCCCAGTGACGTTGGATGCCGTGCCTGTAAACGCAGTGGTTTGGGTTGTGTTGTCTCCGAACTTGATGCCGCTCGTGTCCACGGACAAGGCAACCGCTGCGTCTGGCGTAACACCAACGCCAACACGTCCGTTGTTTGCTACAACAAATGCGGTTGCGTCTGGGTTCGCCTCATCTTCCACTCGCAGGGCTTCGCCTGTGCCAAGCTGAGTGACACGCAAGGCTGGGAGAGTGTCGGTAGCATTGATAGCTTGCCTAGCACTAAACGTGTTTGGTTCTGCTGTAGCGGCAACAGAGTTTACGGTGATGCTGCTCCCCCTATACTGAAGCAGGTTGTTGCGAATCCAAACATCTCCAACTGCTGGAGAAGTTGGCTGAACGCCGCTAGAGCCCACATTCAATGGGGCGGACGTGGTTGTAGCCGCAGGGAGTGTGAGCTTCCCCGTCATCGTGTCCCCCGCCTTCAGCACCGTCGTGCCGCCCTCAGTCACCTTGCCTGTGGTCGCTCCAAAATCCGCTGCGATTGTTCCAGTGCTTGTGATTGTGCCGCCTGTTAGCCCTGTGCCTGCTGTGACGCTGGTGACTGTTCCACCTCCACCACCACCGCCTGTTGCATTGATTGTGATGGCTCCATCCCCGTTCGTAATGGTTACGTTCGTTCCTGCGGTCAATGTGGCTTTCGTGAGCCCACCAGCAGCGTTCCCGATAAGAAGCTGGCCGTTCGTGTAGGTGGTTTCCCCTGTGCCGCCGTTTGCCTCCTGCACGGTTCCAGTAAGTCCTGCGGTCGTTTGAATCGTGCCGTCTCCAAATTTAATCCCCGTAGTATCCACCGACAACGCAACTGATGCGTCTGGAGTCACCCCGATGCCAACGCGCCCATTGTTCGCCACAGCAAACCGAGTGCTATCCGGTGTTGTCTCGTCGTTGACAACCAAGCTGTTTCCAGAGCCGAGGTTTGTGATGACAACGGCATCGCTTGTCGCCGTAGCGGTGTTCGCGATTGATGCTGCCGTGCCTGTTCCACTGTTGTTTACCGTCAATGCAGTCCCCGCTCCAACGCCGATTGTCTGCGGTTGGTTAAAGGTGTTTGATAGGGATGTAGCTGCAACTGCACGGGAAGTTGGCCCTGTTGAGTCTCGATAGCTGAGAGCACCTTGGTTTGAAATCCATATATCGCCATCTGAAAGTGTAGTTGGCGAACTGCCCACAGTTCTTGATCCAACGCTCAGTTTTGCAATCGTATTGTCAGCAGCAGCAGTGAGTTTGCCAGTCATCGTGCCGCCAGAAGTCTGCAATGCTCCCGTGATGCGCGAGTCGTTCCCTGCGGCAACGGTTCCTGCGGTCGTTCCCGTGTTCTTGGTTGCGGCGTCACCTAGCTCCAGGCTCGTTCTGGCAGCAGCGTTGCTCGTTGAGCGGAGCAGCGTGTCGATGTTGTTTGTAACGTTGTAGTTGGGCATGGTTACGGCTGGATGTAAAGGGATTCCCCGTCTGGTTGAAAGTAGTTAAAACCGTCTGGCTGTAGGTATGTAAATCCGCTAGGAGGAGGGGCTGCGGAAGCGACTTTCTTGAAGCGGAAAGTCAGACTGTCTCCAGCGACCTGCACTCTTGCAAAGGTCTTGTTCTGCGTCAATGCGGGATTTACGTTCCGCTTGCGGATGAACTTTGTAATCTTAGCCATTAGTAGAACACAGTTGCGAATGTCGTGCCAGAAAATGTCTGATTAACCCCGCCTCCGTTATATATGGAAGCGCGAACTGTGTTTGCTGCGCTAACATGCGCGGAGAACACAAGCCCTCCAGGCAACACGGAGCTAAATGACAATAAAGCAGGCATGCCTACAGTTGCTCCTGCAACTGTAATGTTAAACGCTGTTGGCCCTGTTCCTGCATTTGCAGTCCATGGAGTATTCGTAAATCCCTGATATGCTCTAACTGCGCCAATTGCAGATGCAGATATTGCCGTTTGCGAGGCTGCGGTAATCCTCCCCTTTGTGTCTACCGTGAATTGCCCCACTTGGCTGGATGAGCCGTATGTCCCTGCTGTAACCGCCGTGTTTGCCAGCGTTGTTGCCGTTGATCCGGCTGTGGTTGTCACATCCCCTGTGAGAGCTGGGATATTCGATGCTGCTAGAACCCCTGTTACATCTGCTGCCGGAACCGTTGCGGATGTCGTGACTGCCGATGCGCCATTCCCCTTGAGATAGCCGGATGCCAGTGTGGTTGCTCCTGTGCCGCCATTGGCTACAGCCACTACACCCGTGACGTTGCTTGCCGTGCCAGTCGTGTTCTGATTGAGCGTCGGGACATCCGATGCTTGGATTGCAGACATCGTGACATTCGTGCCGTTGCCTCGCAGGTATTGACCAGAAGCTGTTGATGCAGCTATGGCGTTTAGCGCACCTTGTTGCGTGCTAGCTCCTGTTCCTCCGCGACTTACAGGCAGTGTTCCAGTAGAGATGTCTGATGCGTTGATTGGGATTGCTTGCGCGGATGTCACGCGGCCCTTTATGTCAACGGTAACTTGCGGCACAGATGAGCTTGAGCCGAATGTTCCTGTATTTGTTCCTATTGAAGGAACCAGTACGCCGTATGTTGTCTTTTTTGTTACAGCCGGACTGCCTTGGTTTACTATGAATACATCCGAATCTGAAACTGATTCTGTAGATGGCAGATTGGAAATTTTTACGTCCGGCATAACTAGTAGGTGTATTGCATGTTCATCCGCTGCACTTGTCCCTCTTGGCGCAGCACCTTGTCAATAGCGTCCTGCATCCCCTTCTCTGCCATTTGCTCCGCAGCCATAGCTGCTTCAAACTGTCCTTCTGATTTCAGCCAGTCGGAGTGCATGGCGTTAATAAGGAAGTCTTTGAACAAGTCAGGGATAGGGATGAGCTTGTAGTTTTGCGGAGCTGTGTATGGAGACTGTCCGCTAGCTGCCGTTGTGATTGGGGAATAGAAGTCCCCTTTCATCTGACGGTCGTTCGGTGGAACTAAATGGTTAGCGGATGGTTCGTGAAAGCGGAAGTAGAAGAACTGTGCTCCGGCGAGATAGTTCGTTGAGGAGTTATACACGTCTCCCCATACAACTGGATTCTCGATGGAGTACTCGATGCACACGCTATCCGTGTTCTGCGTGATGAGGAACTTCTGTTCGGAAGCTGCGACATAGCCGGATGCCACGCCGCTATCCTCCAAAATGAATGCCACCTCTTGCGTCCGTGTCGTCGTACGTGGATCGCGTGAGTACACCCCCTGCACTGTGTCCGCGTCCTCTGGCAGCTTGATACGGTTAATTGGCAGGATTTGCGCTCCGTCAGTTCCGTTCTTGGTGTGTAAGCAAGAGCCGATGTAGTTGTTGTACGGATACCGCTGAAACTGGCTTGCCGTGATAACGACCGTCTCCGTTGCCGTGGATGCCGAGTTGATAAGCTCGTCAGCTTGCGCCACAATCTGGATGCACGTCATCCCGTTGGATGTCACCGTTGTTGGCCCTGCTGAGATGGTGCAGGCTTGGCTTACATCCGCATCATTTGGCGTGAGCGTGAGCACTCCCTTTGGAATCTGCACAGAAACAGACCCGCCAACGCTGTAGCTTGTGAACGTGGTGTCCTCGTAGTACGGACTGCTCTCGTCGCTAGAGAAGCGCAGGGTCAGTGTGCCTGTAGCTGGAGCATAGTCCAGCGAGTACATCTGGAGTCCTGGGTATCTTGTGATATACTGGACGAAGTCTGGCCAGCGTTCTCTGTTCCACGCTTCTGCAATCCGCTTGCTAAAAAAGTCCCGAAAGGTTGCGAACGTCTTGTTGCTCAGGCTTACCCTGTCAACCCCAGCGAGTTGCAGGGTTGCGTTCAAGATGTCGCTATACGGGACAGTTTTCATTAGTTTCCGAATCCTACCTGCAACTTCGTCCCTTTACTATTCACTCTGCATTCGGGATTGTCGCGCAAAAACTCTCGCAAAAATTCTTGGTCTTTCCAGCAATCGTAGCCCAGCTTTTGTCCCCAGAAATGGAAGGCAACCCCAGGGATACGGGCTGTAAGTTCGCCAATGCCTTCAACGGACTTGTGCTCCTGTGAGTTGAGCTTGCCGAGTTCTTCAGCAGCTTTCTTTGCGTCGATGCGGGACTTCTGCCACTTTGCATCCATCATGCCATGTGCTCGCTCACGGAACTCTTCTGGAATGTGTATCATAAGAAAATGTGCTCGTCTCTCCGAGCTGTCGCACCACTTGTCAACCAGCCACATAGTGTTGGAAGCGTTTGGCTCCATTTGGAACCACAGGTGTCGCTTGGCGCTATTGTCTCTGTCTCTCCAGAGTGTCGCACCACTTTTAGCTCAACCTCAGTCAAGCCACGCAGGTGTCGCGGATGGCGATTAAGCCGCAGCGTAGGTGAACTTGCCAAGTCCGAGCGGGTTGCCGACCACAAGGCCAGCAACTGCTTCAATCAGGCGAGCAGGGCCAGCACCGTAGTCAGGCAATGCCGTGACGTTGGCGACATTCCCGCCGTAGCGAACTTCGATCAAGTCCATGTCGAGCACCAAGCCATATGCTGGCATTGAGGTGTATGTGGTTGTATTTGATCCGCCGCTGGTCACAGTCCCGATGAACGTAGTTGGGTGCAAGCGCACCGTCCCGAAGTCCCCTTGGAACACGTCAACGCTCTGGATGAACGTGTCAGCAGCAGCATCACGCTGGAAGGTCTGCACCTTCGTTGCGCCAGCAGCAGTGTTCGGGGCAATCGTGGTGGTCAATGCCGTCGTGCCGAGCAAGCTCGTGAATGCACGCTTGAGGTCAGTTCCAACGATTGCGTCGAAGGACTTGTACTTGCCCGTCTGGTCGTAGATCGACTTCAGCAAGTTTTGCACCGTTGCGTCCGTCAAAGCGGAAGCGTTCGACCCAGAAACAATCGACCCTGCTGGGGTCACAAATGACGGAGCAGTCGTGCTGGCGTCTAGGGGCAGCAGTCCGCTTCCAACAGTTGCGTTTCCAATCCACCTTTGAATCCCTGCCGTGAGGTAAGGAACCGTAGCGTTGTCGGCCTGACCAAGCTGGTCGGACGTGAACGTCGCTTCCATCGAACGCTTGATGGCGATGATGGCTTTGGCGATGTTGTCGCTCAACTCGTCGCGAATCCCTGCAACGTCTGCGATGTCCTGCGTGAGCTTGGACACACGAACAGCTTGCCGGAAAATCTGCGCGTAGTTGGCGAGTTCCTTGCGATACCCAGTCACGAAGTTCGTGTAGGAGTTCGCATTTGCATTGTTCACATCAGTCCCGTCAACAACCCCACCAATGGTAGGGCCAGGGTTCTGGTCAGCTTGCCAGCGGAAGTACATGTTGCCAGGCTTGGAGCCTTTACGCGCCATTGAAGTAAATGGCGTGTCCTTGGCATCCACCAAGGCAATCATGTCCATGAGGTCTTCGCGTTTACCGCGACCGGAGAGGTTGGGTTCAGTTAATAGAGGCATAGTATTGAGTTGTTAATCTACGAAACCTTTGGCTTTGAGCAGGTCAGAGAACAGCTTTGAGTCACCGTTGTTTCTAGCGAAGCTATCAAACACCTTTTTGCCATTGTCCTTAACCATAGGCGCAGCCTTGATTGCGGGTTGGCTTGGTGCTCGCTTGATAGGCTTGGGTGCTGCTGCCTGTTTCCCATGCATGTTTTGGTATGCTTGGAGTCCCAGAACAACAATCCCAGCGATGTGTTTGTAGTCTGCTCTTTTGGCCCGAATCTCTGGGAAGTCCCTCAACACCTGCTGGGCGGTCTGATACTCTTTCGTAGAAGGGTCTTTCCACCATGGGAACTCCTTCACCGTCTGAGCGTCAGCTTCTCGCTCAACTAGCAGATATTGTCTTCGTGCTGGCAACTCCAGTTCCCTGCGCCGGAGCGCAAGTTTCTTCATTTGCCGCACTTGGGATTCATCCACATCAGCTTCTTCGCCACTAGGCAGTTGAATAACGCCGCCATCTGGATTCTCCTCGCACCACATCAGCACCTCAGTAGCTTTTCTCCACTCTGCATCCACCTGCTCAACACTCGTGAGCTTGGCAACTGCATCAGAGATATTCTCCTGCTTTGCGACCTGGGCTGGAGCCTGACTGAGCTTGCTCTCAAGCTCCGTGAGTTTCTCCTTGTAGGCTTGCGCTTCAGCAAGGGCAGCTTTCTTAGCGGCAACTAACTTGTTGATTCGCTTTTGAACGCCCTTGGACACATCGTCGCTGGATTCTTCGGATTCTTCTTCCGATTCTTCCTGCGTTTCAGATTCGGATTCTTCAGCTTCGGCTTCTTCAGCCTGCGGCTCTTCCTCCTCCTCTGCCGATTGCTCCTCTTGAGCGGGAGCTTTTGCTTGTCCCTCGTCGGATAGGAACGTGTCTTTGATCATCGCACTAAGCGAATACTCATCGAGCAAACCGACTTGTTCCGCAGAACTTTCTTCCCCCTGTGACTGCGACACAGGTTGTGTTTCATCTTGTGGCATGCTGTTTTATTGCGGTGCAAGAACCGCTATCATTAACCAAGTCTGTTTGTTGTTGCCCAGACTAGCAGGCAATTAACCGCACTATGCGGTCAAATCTGTATCTGTCAACCCTCTTTTTTTAAGGGCTTCCTCTCTAAACCATAGCAAAGTTTCCTTGAGACCATTAGCCCCGTCCGCTCGTCCAGCAGCGTGTACTCTGGCTTCTCCTGTGGTGTTCTTGTCGATTGCAAAAAAGACTTCTCTCTCAATGTAGGAGTCAATAACTCCAAGAACATTGTCCCAGAGCTTATTCTCGCCAGTGAAGCTGAATGCTAGTGCTTGTTCTTCGGTCATGTTGCCTGTTGTTCGTTGTTGCCTGTGCTAACTAGCGCAGGGATAAGGTTTGCGCTCTGGTTAAGGAAGAGCATGTTGCGCGTTGGAACTGACAATTCGCTAGGTGAGCGGTACGGCTTGCCCTGTAGGAACTGTTTCCATTTCGGGAGTTGCTCGTGCTCCTTTAGCTTTTCGTTGTATTCCTCCAGCCTCTGCTTGTACTTCAGAATGGGCTTGGCGTTCTTGATTTGCGTCCTGAGTGCTCTTTTCGCCTCTGTGGAATAGCCGCTCATTGCTTCCTCTGGGTCTTCCATGCTGGCAAGACTCATTACCAAGTCGTTGAACTTCTGCGGGTCTAGCCGCTCGCCCATGTTCTTGTAATACTCCCTCTGAATCTTCGTAAGGCCCAATGCGAGATGACCTTTGTCCCCCATGTATCCTGCGTTCTTTGAGGAGATGTCACCTGTCTCCATTTTGAATGGGGCAACGGAGTGCATCACTTCGTGTTCAATAGTCCCTGCGTACCTCTCTGGCAGGTTCTCCACAATTGAACGCATGTTCATTTCTTGTTCAATAAGGTCATTGGCTCTTGCGTGCTTTGCCTTCTCTCCTTCTTGCAAATATCCTCCGCTTTGCTGGGTGATGTAGTCGGTCAGCACTGGTATTGCTGCGACATTGGATTCTGGGTCGTAGTGGGCGACAATCCCTGCTCTTGCAAAACGAACGGGCACTTGCTGCGACATTGCCTCGTAGTATGACTGCGGAACAACGAACGGATATTCCTCTGGACTTGTCTCGTGCTTCTGCTGCGCCTCCAATGCATACTGCCGTGCCGCTGCCATCTGATCTTCTAGTGCAGAACCGTAGTATCTCTGGGCAAGCTCCAGTGGCGAAATAGAGCCCCCGCGCCTGATTTCTAGCGGCAATCCGTACGGGTCGTCTGGCGTTGTCTTGTTCTCTAAATATGCCTCGCGTGTTCGCTCAACTGCCTGCGTGACCCTGCTTAAAAAGTCTTCCTTCGGAGCAGGAGGAGGCGCGGGTTCGCTTTTCTCAGGCTTACGAGCAGGCTTTGGCATTACGCAGGTCTGTTAACTTGGTTCACTCCCAATCTCCCAATCTGAGCGTTCTGCTGTTGCATCAGGCTCATCTGGATATTCTTCACATAGTTCTCGAACAGAGCCTTGAAGTTCTCGTCCTGCTGCAATGCCGCTTGCGCTTTCGGGTTCTTCGACATGATGTCCTGTACGAACTGCATCTTGGTCTGTGCGGCTGGATCGTTCTCAGCGTAAATGGCCTCGTTGCCTAGTAGCATATTGGCAATATCGCTCTGCACGTCCTTGTACATCTGCTGGCTTGCTTGCGCTTGATTCACGATAAGCTGGTTCGCCACCTCTGGAGCCACAGCTTGCAGCATCATCTTGGTTAAGGCGTTCTTATCGATAGCTCCGCCAGCGTCCATTTGGCTAATGGTCTGCAAGAACTGAATCTTCTTCTGGATGAAGTCAGGGTTCATGTCCTGCACGTCAAACCGAATGTTGATGTCGAACTCGTTGTGGATAGACGCCAAGTTCTGCGGGATTTGCATTCCGCCAGTAATCGCAGCAATCTCTTCTGGCGAGAGGAACTGAGCGCACAGAGCAAACACTTGCCGGAACACGCCTCTCCAACTCATAAGCCAGTTGTTAACGAGCAACTGCTGGAGCGTCTGCGTTCTCACGGGGTTCACAAGCTCATGCGATACTCCAAAGTACGCGCAGTGCCGCATCTCTACGGCTTTAATCAGGTTGAATGCTGTGTTCGGCTCCCGTGCCGGAGGCTCCATCCATGTGTAATCGTCCCGCTGCGTCACGGGCAGTTGCACCCCTGGGCCAACCTTGTTAATAGCTCCGATGCGCTTGACCACCTTGATGGGCGGCAGCGTTGCGAACGCCGTGTAATCGCGGATAGAGTCGTGCTGCGCCTTAATCTCGTCCTGATCAGTCATCGCCAACTCAGGAATCCCACGGCTATCTGCAATCGCTCTGCGGAGCTGTTCCCTGCGGAACTCCACAAAGGGATACTCGCCATGTGCGTAGTCCAGCTTCTCGTAGATAGCCCAGCTTGCGTCATCCTCGCGCCTGTTGCTTGCCGCCTGCGGACAGAACACGGTGTAGTAAATGCAGGGAGCCTTGCCATCCAAGCTCTTCTGGTACGCATACACCACCTCAACCATGTTGTTGTAGTTGACCCCGTTGTAGACGAGCATCGTCGTCGTTGGGAGCAGGTTGATGTTGTAGAGCGTGCTGCTTTTGCCAATCTGCTGGAGTGCTCTCTCAACCCAGTCTGGATTCCAGCCATCTGTGGTGATTTTCTCGCGCAGTTCCACTTCGCTCATCCACGTTCTGCGGAAGATGACCCTGCTCCTCTGTAAGTCTGCTGTCTCAGGCGGGAAAATGATTTCATCCCAAGGCTTGAGGGCTTGCACCGTTGGCAGGTTGCGAGAGACGTACTCTTCGTCGTATGAAGTTACGCCTGTCTCAGCTAGCTCCTTAACCATGCGCTTGCATTCGGAGAGGTCAATCCCCAAGGCAGCTTGCACGATGGACGCTGCTACGTCCGGTTGCTCCATAATCAGTATGGGAAGCTGCGCTAACTGCTCGCTGCCTGCTTGCTGTGCTAGCCCCATGATTTGTTCCATGGAAATGGACTGTGGCCGCTTGCTGATGTGCTGTTCCCAACCAACGTAGAATGCTGTCCAGCCGTACTGAAGAGCGTACTGCGCTGCTAGCTCTGCTTCTTTGCGAAGCTCATTCGCCATCTTATTGTCCCTAACCCACTGCATTAAGGTGTAGGCTACGTTCGATAGCCCTAAATCTTGCAGGTTGGACGCTTGCGCTTTGATGTCTGAGCGTTGAAAAGCTGTAACTAGCAGGGCAGATAGCTCGTTGCAGGTGCTGTCCACAAGCCGGAGCCTAACATCGCTTGCGCCTTCAAAAGGCCACGCCGGATTGCCTTCTTCACGCCATTTGCTCCATTTCTTGCCGTCATCTGTCTGTCCAGACCACCTGCAAAAGCGGATATTATCGAACTTGGTCGCCAAATTGCCTTGGCTTGAGTTCACCATGGAGCGGTTATACTCGTCCAGAAGGTCGCCAATATCGGGCGTTGCTCCTGCAATCGCTAGTGGATCTTTGTCGTAAGTCATTAGTACGCTCCTGCAAATTTTTGTCCCGCCTTCATAAGCTCATCCGTCGCATCCGAATGCTGCGGGTTCATCATTACCAAATATCCTAGTGCGTCAATAGGGTCTTTACTAGCTCCTTTTTGCCCGTCTGCGCCTGTCCACTCCCGAAGCGAGTAAATCAGGTTCTGACACGTCTCATGCACCATAAGCCTTGGATGGTTCACCCCTTCTTCTAGGGGTTTTTCCCTGTCGTAACATAGCAGGTCGTTAATGATGAGCACACGCTCATCCACACTGGCCGAAGCTGCGGGGATAAAGTATGTCGGTATCTCAGCGTCTGCGAGCATATCAAGCAGCGTAACTCCGCCTTCCTTCGTCATAGCGGCTGTTCCAGCACTTCTTGGGTCGATATATCGCTCTGCTATCTCTTCTTTATCCTTGTCGTTAATCTCCAGCGTCTGGATAAGCAGACTGTACTCGTCCACGCCTCTGCCTGCTGAACTGCGCTGCGCTGGCCCAGGTTTACCGTCCGGCTTCTCGCATGGCAATGCCCACTCGCCATAGCTTTGGTCAGGCCACTCTCTGTACACCCAGAGCACTCCGTTCTTGTCCACTCTCACCCAGAGCATGAACCAGTTTCGCGCACCTGCTGGGTCAACCACCATGTAGTTCGTGCCCTCAATCTCTCTCGGGTCTTTGCTGAAGATGTTGTGGTCATTGAACAGAGGGAACTGGCTACCTGCTGTTGCTTCAGCCCAGCCGTAGGCGCGAATCTTAATCTCGTTCGTTGTCTTCCCTCGGAGCGTCTCCTTCATCCGGCTCCAGTTGTTGTAGGGGTTATCTCTCGAATGATACCAAATGCAGGCGTGTTTCCCGAACACGTTCTTGGCCATATACGGCATGTGCCCCGCTGGAACACCGATGACGTTGCTATTCGGGAGCAAGTCGGACTCTTTCCAGTGCGTAATCTTGGCTGAGTTGACGTACTCCTTCACAACGGATGTATAGCCCTCGACAGGGGTGAACGTGATGAGCATCTTGCCGTTCCTTGTCACCAAACGGTATCTTAGCGTCTCTAGCCAATCCTGCGGCACAAGCTCGTCGCACCAGATGAAGTCCACTTCGCCACCTTCAATCACCTTGATGTCTTGGAAGTAGTTCATAAACCACACCTGGTTTCCCATGTATACGGCAGTATTGTCCGTAAACCCGTTCTTCTGGCTGTAGCCAATCTGGGTGTGGACGCTCTTCTTGAGGTTCTTTAGCTCCTTTGGCAAATACTTGTAGAAGACGTTCTGCTGCGCTGACACGGAGGTGAAATGGCTTGTATGGAGCATCCATATCCTCAGATTGCGTTTCTCGATACGCTCCTTGATCCAATCCGGCATGCCGCCCAAGTCTGCGCCAACGAACATCTGCGCGGCTCTCTTTGCAGCATACTCCGTCTTGCCTGCCCTGTTTCCGCCCAAGATAATCATCTCGTTGTATTCGGAGAGCAGCTTGTCTGAGTCTGCCCATGAATCGAACTCTGTGCCGTAGCGTATCGGGTCAGACTGCTCTGCGCGGATTCTGTTCTCTCGCAGTTCTAGCAACTCGATTGTCCGAAACGCGCCAACATTCCCAATCATCCGTTTGCGCTCATCCACGCTCAACATGGGGATAATCGGATGCGGCTCTTGCTTGAGCCGGAGTATCTGCTCCACCAACTTTTCCTCTTGCTCTTTGTCTATCTCTTGCATATCTTGGCTTCGGTTCAAATAGAACCAGCGTAACCGTCATGCTACGAGTAAAATCGTCATACCGGCTAAGGGAGGGAGAGTGGGTTTGCCCCACACTCTTAATAGAAGTGCCTCATAAGCACTGCTTTCCGTGGAGTCCGCTAGAGTAGACTAGAGTACATTGATGGGTAAACCCTCGCTCGTGCCACGGCAAAAATGCGAAACGATTCGATGCGCGACCGCGACGGATGTCGTTGTTTCCAAGCATGATAAAGCTCCTTCTTTATGGGAAGGGGCTTATTCTGCTCACTCATCTCCATCGCTCACGCTCTGGATGTGGTTGCTTCGCAAGAGAATAGCTACACCGTGCAAATGTTGAGGCTTATGCTCGAAGCCCGAATGGGCGGAGGCATAAGGTTCAACATGCGCAAGCAAAGCGCGGGTGAGCGAAGCGAGCAGCGTTTGCGAAGTTCACCTCTCCCACCTCTCACCTGCATCACCTCCATGCTGCGTCTGCTTCTTGCTCATCGCAAGAACCCGACTTCGCCCTTTGGCTCACCTTATCTCCGTAGGATAAAGTAAGCCACATACAAAGCACATAGCAAAGGGATAGCTATGTCCTTATCCATCCTCTAGCTCCACTTCTTCTCTTCAAGCAGCACTCCAATGAGCGCATAGCCAGCCATGTCCTTGAACGAGTCCATATACGCCTCACATGCCGCTTGCTTATCCTTCCGCAGCAGATTCTTGATGCGCTCCATCTTGTCGTTCATTCGCACCACAACGCCCAGTATCCCAAACTCGTCGATGTTCCTTGGCCCATAATCCTGCTGCTTCTTGTCCATTAGCTTCACAAGCTCCACGGCTGCGTACAATAGCTCCCGCCCTTGCTTCGTCTTTAGGCCCAGCTTCTCGGCCATATCGCCCACAGCGTTCATCGCACCACCTCCTTGGTGTCAAACTGTCCACGCGCATTCTTCTTCGCCAATAGCAGCATACCCACCTTCACCCTAGCACTATCCTGCACCCGCACCACCTCGCCCTTCGTCCCAATCACAAAACGGTAGTTCATCGCTTTCTTCGCAATCTTCACCTCCACATAATCACCGCTCTCCGGCTCTGGCGCGTCAGCACCCACAGGCTCAGTCTCCATCTGCGGCAACGCAGGGATCACTTCAACCACTTCTGCTGGCTCTGCTGCCGGAGGCACTGCCCCCACGGGCTTCGCCATTGCTACTGCACGCACGGCTTCCTCGTCGTACCACTTCTCCATGCCAGTGCCCTTCTTGCGCTCCTGCACCTGCTCGCTCGTCCACTT